AGATTTAGCTATCAAATAAAAAATAAGCACCAGACCAAATGAAAAGCCAAAACTATCGACATGATGAATAAAATCCTGAGCCGAAAAGTTTTGATTTTCATTACCTGAAAATGCCACAGATTGAAGTTTGACGGCCTCTGTCTGTGGTATTTTCAAAACCACTTCATTACAACTAACACCTGTTTGAGATTGGCATAACTTCGTTGTAATCTCGATTTCATTACTCATAAATGAAATACCAATAAATAAAAAATTGTTAGAGCAAGACCACAACCAATAAAGCTTGCTCCTACCATTTCTATAAATTCACGCATTATTTCAATTCTTCTATGATTGAACTTTCATCAAAATTGTAAGTGATACCTTTACGGCCATTTTCCATAGCCCATTCACGAGGATAAACAAGCACCATTACCGTTTTATCCTTTAAGCGATTAATCGTATTTCTTAACACATCATTCATAGAACGATCATCAATCTTAATTTCTTGAATTGACGTGTTATAGCCGCCATAACCATCAGGCTCTTGTAATTGAACCCCCATGTTATGACGATCTTTTACTTCTCCAGTCTCTCGATTAGTGAAAGATGAAGATTTATAACCTTTTAAGATACCTACAATATAAAATCCGGTACGCATAATTGATTTCTCCTAATTAATGATGAAAAGACTTATTTATTAAACAACAAAACGTAACTGAGGAGCGTTACTTGGAAATTGATAAAAATCAGGGGCTTTAAATGGACGAACCATAATATTTTCACAGGCGATAACTCTAACCGCTTGGAATTTCTCAACATCGCAAGGATTAGCAATATCAATACCTATTTTTCTTAATCTTGCTCTATGAGTTTCATATTGACGAGATTTTAGGCCTAACTCTTTGCCACTAGCCCATAACATTGCGTAATATGCTGAAGTTGTTGCTTTTCTCAATGTATCAACAATCCCTTGAGAAACTAATTGTTCAGCAATGGTTTCTAAATCATATTGACTTACATTTAGCTTTTTATACATGTCAGTAAATTCCTTCTGTAAGTTTTCTAATACTGAAAAATCACTAATTCCCCAATAACATAAATTTTCACGCTGCAAATATCTTGATTTTAATTTTTGCTCAAAACGGACTACCCCATTTTCTCTGCAATACTCATAAACACTTCTGTAATATCTAAACTCTTTTGATTCTTCACCAAATTTACGCTTAATCTTGTCATAAGAATGAACTCGCATTTCTTCGTGTTTTATATAACAGCTTGGATAAATTAAATTGGCATTTCCTTTTTCACTAAGCCAATCCGTGGTGCAACCATTTGTATGAAGTCTGCCAATAGAATTTCTATAACGCATCTGCGATAAGGCTTTTAGAAATGTACGCTCATTACCCTTACCAACCGCTTTATTGGTAGTAATATCTAAACGTTTAATGATTGCGCCATTAGAAAATTTTGAGACCTTAGAGCCATCTTCGCCTTGGCGATAAAAAATTTCAGTGCAACGAGTAAAGATTGGTAATTTAAGAGAGGAAAGAATTGAATTGAAACAGGAAACGCAACTATCTACAGTATCAAAACCAAAAACATTTTCTACTCGACCCCATCTACTTGGATTTCCTGCCATACGAATAACAGAACCCGAGATTTTAATACTAACCTCATCACAATAGCTGCCTTTATGATGGTATTTACCTGTGACTCTACTTTTTTGAATTTCACCGCCTTCAGTAACAACCATTAAATATTGACCATAAATAGAGAGTAAAAGCTCTTCAGGGATTTCTACCCCAAAGTCCTGCTCTATCTCTAACCAGTCAATAAATAAGTTCACAAAGTAACCCTCAAAAAAGAAAAACTTTTTTTCTAAGAAATTAGATTTTGCTAAATTATAATAATCTCATTTCTTAGATGTCAATAAAATAATTTCTTTTTTTCTAAGAAATGATATTATTTTTTTCATAAGTAGAAATAGGGAACACAAAATGCCGACAAAACACATTGATGATCTAACATGGAAAAAAGTCCAAGAAGAACATGTAAAAGCTGTTGTGCTTACCAAAATGAGTATAAAAGATACTGAAATTCTTAAGATTTTAATTAAGAAGGGATTAGATAACGTAACAGATGATGATTACATTAATTTTGCTAACAAAAAGGAAAGTAAATGAGATATTTCAGACTCTCTTACGATACTAGACAACTTAGTAAAAAAAACATTGAGTTAATCAATCAGACTGTAATTAAGAAACTAGGTGAAGAAGGTTTCTTCGTTCCTGAAGAATCTCAGATTACTCTTGATTTCCCCATTCCTGAAGCACTGCATCACGAACAAAATATTTTCTTTTCCATTCCTAACAATCTATGCAATGAAAAAAAAGAGCTGTTTTTTAGAAAAATGGCAAGAGAATACTTTGAATTAATAAGTTCTAATGTTGGCATTTCAGGTATGAGAACGTATGATTTATATCCTGATGAAGATAGTTATCAAAGACAATTAAAGTTAATTATAGACAATTATTTGATAGCTACGGCCGATTATGAAGATAAAGACTATATAAAATCAATTCTAGATAGTAATGAATTTCTAAAAAACTGGTTAGAAAATACAGGAAGATCACCAATTTAACCGCAGAATATTGCGGTAAAGTTCGGGTGTTACAGAACTCCCGAACTTCTGTACCCTTTCAAGCCCAAATTAACCAAGGAAAGAGTATGAGTTTAATAACAGGTATAATACTAATTTTGGCCATCATATATATCGGAACCAAAATTGGAATAAAATAGCTACTCTATATATATCCATAGGAGGAAAAAATGGAAGAAATTAAAGTAGGAACAATAGTTCAACTCAAATCAGGCAGCCCTTTAATGACGGTAGTCTTAGTTAGAGACAATGAACAGGTAGTATGTAAATGGTTTGAGCAAAATAAGTCAAATGAGGAGACTTTTCCAAAAGCTGCTTTAGATATCTATCACGAAAACTCAGGTTCTTTTGTTACCGATTATTAAAAAACTTATTTCTAGGCTGATAACGATAATTTTTAATAAACTCGTCTAAATCAATAGGAACTGATGAATTTGTCAGTTCCTTTAAAAACTCCCCCAAGTGTTCCATTTTCTCAAATCTTGCTTGAGTCTGTTCTGCAGTTTCCAATCTGTCAAAAACAAAACGAATTTCAACCGTATCATAGCTAAATCTTATATTATGCTCAGTTTGTTTGAGAAGTTTCACTGCCTCATAAAAATGTCTTGGCGTGATATGTTGAATAGTAATATTTGACATAAATTCAATAACTTAAAATTTCGCATAATGGCGGATTATGTGTAAATTCTTGCGCGGTGCCAATGGCGATTATACCGCGCTGCGAATTGTAACATAATCCGAAAAATCATTATGCGAAATCAATTACAAGGTTAGTGAAAGCTACGCATTAATAAGATCACAGAGTTATGCACAAGTCACAGGTACTAGTAAAACAAGACAAAATAAGGCTGAATAACACGTTGTAACGTGTTGTTTTATCGTTTTATTGAATGGTTAAATTGGAATGTCAGGGAAATGTAAAGACGCACGGTGCGTTTCGCATTATCTAATCAGCTTAAAGGACGTGGCTATAAAGGTTCTGCAGAAGGCGCATTAATTGCTGTGATTTTTTGAAGAATGCCGAGCGCAATGAATTCATTTTTTCAAATAAATATCTCTGTTTCCGGCGCTGCAGCCGCTGCGCCTTACGTCAGGAGAAAATGCGTGGCATTTTCCCCCGACACCCCCCTATAATATTGCTAATTCAAATTTAATGATGAAGTAACAAGGTAAAAACCACAAAGCGCAGGCGTGTAACGCCTTTACCCTTTGTGGTTTTTACTTTATGAAATTCAATTAGATCATTTTAACTTGCAATAAAATTACAATGTCTGTCTTAGTGTTTGATTTAGATTTTCCCGTCAAGAAGCCTTTCGGTAAGAATGAAAAACCTGTTTCACCCTCCGTTAATTTGTTTTCAGCCAGTCCGCCTAAAACCACAATATCACCACTTTTAAGCGTAACATCAGTAACAATATCGCGTTTAATCAGTGTTGGCGATTGATTTACGCCCGTATCCGTCTTCACAAAATTAGAAAGTTGTTGATTGATTTTTAAGTCTATCGCATTACTTTTAATCGTTGGTTGTATATCAAAGATCACACCAGAAGAACGATATTCAATCGATTGAATAGGTCTGCCGTCCTGATAGGTAACATTTGATAAAACAGGCACATCAGAACCTACTGAAAAATTTCCCTTTGAACCTGATTTTACACGCAACGTTGGGCTACTAACGACTTGAAAGCGTTCATCAGTGCGAAATAACTCAATCATTGCATCCAAATTCCCTGCATTAACCGTAATAAAATTTTCATAGTTTTGTTTGTAACCAATGTTGATACCCAGTTTTCCCGATAGCAATTTTGCCAATAAATTAATTCCGCTTCCTTCTTTGGCAATGTCCTGCACTTCAAAAACATAACCCGTTACAACGACTTCACGGCTTGGCGTATCAACCGATTTTAAAACTGATTTAATTCTTGCAATATCTTCCGCTGTTCCATAATAAACGAGCTTATCACCACTTGCCGAGACTTGCCCCTCTCCTTGTAAAAACTGCGCAAGATATTCTGTATCACGATGAACAGGATTATAAACAAAACTGTGTTTGATAATTTTTGGCGGTTTTGGCTCAATATGCGCAAGGTAAACTACGCCATTTTTCTCATAGGTTTTGATATTCATATTTTCAAAATAGCGTGTAATAAACTGATTAAAATCTTGGTCTTCCTTGGTATGAAAGCTGATTAACCGTGTATCTGCTGCTAATTTTGGATCAAGCATATAAGGCTTTTCTAAAACTTCATCATAGATCATTCCTACCGCTTTCGGTAACGGTACGGCTTCAAGCTTAAAATCAACATTTTTTGCCTGCGCGACGCCAAACAAAAAACAGGAAAAAAAGCATAAAATGTTACGTTGTAATTTCATTGTTTTACTCCAGAATAATAATTAACCCGTTGATTATCAATAATGCCTTCCAACATTCGCCCCGTAAAATTAAAGTTAGAACGTGGTTCTAACCGTAAATTACCTTGGTTATCAGCCAAAATCACAAAGGCTTTTCCTGATTTTTGTAACTCCCCTGTTATGCGCCATTGCGTTGATAACGGTAAAGTTACTTGAAGTTGTGGCTGATTATTTAATGTAATCGCTTCAATTTCCTTATTTTCGCTTAATGTCTGTTCAACTTTTGGCGTATCCTGTTCAGGTGGCGTAAAAAAGCTAATGAGCTTATATAACGAAAACCCGACAATCAATACGGCAAACACGGCAAAATATTTAATACTGGATTTATTCAGCGCGTTTTGCCGTTTATCTGTGACTAATTCCCGTCCATTATCGGTTTCATAGCTTTTATAAAGCGGAAAAATAGCCTTATCATACTTTTCTTGATAACTTGCCGTCTTTGCGGTTTTCCAACATTTATTACCCGAAAACACATCAACCCGATAACGACTTTTTAACCCTGCGGCAACCAATTTTGTCATTTTGAATGTCGTTTCAATTCGCTCCACAAGCTCTCTTTGTAAATTGGTTAAATCCTGATTCAATATGACAAAATCACAAGAAATGCCGTTACTATCTGTAAAATGTCGGTGTTCTGATAAAAATGAAAAGTGGTTATCATTGATTTTTTCTTTCTTTGGGAAAAATCGCCACGCTTCATCAATAATGATTAAATCTCCTGCTTTACAAAAGGTTTCAATTTTATTATCTATTGCGTTCTTGTAAGGGTAAAAATCAACACCTAAGCATAAATCATTATCGACAATAACCAATTCACCTAAGTTATCAGGCGACAATTTTTTATCTTTTGATAGGCAATATTCTTCAATTAATTGTTTGTTTAATCCGTAAATATTTGAAACTACCCTACGCCCCGAAGCAATGGCGGGAATGATGACAGACTTCACCACTTCATAAGATTTTCCGTGTCCAGGTAACCCCACATAAGCCGAAATAGCCATAATGCTCCCTAGCCAATAATTGGTAAACGACGAATAATAAAGCGCGCCAACATTGCCGAAATAACTAATGTTATTCCTGTTGGGATTTGCAATATTGATAGAAAATACCAAATAGAATCAGGTAAACCAATAAATAACGCATTTAAATTTGGTATCTCTTTTGGCAAAAATAACTCAATCACCACGGGAATAAATTCCGTTGTAATAAAGAAAAGTGCGAAAAAAACAAAAAATTTTGCAACAATACCTTTAAAAGCAAACCCAAGAAAACCACTAAATAAACGTAAAATTAAGCTACCCATTGTTATTCCTTATGCACTCAATAAAATTCTTAATGCGACAATTCCCCAAATAAGCAGCATCAAGGAAGTAATCACGGCTTTATTTTGCTCTACATATTGGCAATGCTTATCTAATCGAACATCAATATTTAAATAATCAATATGCCCTTCCCACGTTGGACACTGCACAGCACGATCGGCTAAATGAAAATTCTTGAGCTGCGGAAAAAACTGATTAAATGGCTCTAAAATTTGTCGTGCTGTGGGTGACTCAAGTTCAGGATATTTGGGTTCATCATCAATATCTTTATCATCTTTTTCTTCACCTGGACGCGTACCGGGATTCGGTGTGGGTTGTGGAATAGGTTGTGGTTGGTTTGATGTGCCTATGGATAATTGATTTCCTACACCTGCTTTAGCAAATAAATCGGCAAAGGTTGCCGTTTTACCTAATTTATTTAATTGTGCTTGTACTTCTGCCGATGTAATCGGATCAGATGCACTAAACGGAACTCCAATATAACCAGGCTGAGACGCAGCAGACATCAATAAGGCGTTATACAATAACGCTAATTGTGTGGCGGTTAAGGGTTTGGTATAAAGATTTAAATCTAAATCTGCGACTGAATTTAACTGCTTATCTGATGAAGTTGTTGGAAAATCGCCTACCCAATGTTGATTTTCTTCAAATCTAATGTAGGTTAAATTATTTACACGTGTAGAAACTTCATAATCCGAAGGTTTAGGTGGATTAAAAGAATAAACGATTTGCGAGCCAGTATTTCCCTCTAAAATCGGCTCAAAATCATAGTTTAATTGTTTTTCGGTAAATATCTGACGAACTTCAGGATAAATCATATTACCTATTTTTTGATGACGTAAATAACGATTTTCTACGGTAGTTTGTGAACGTAGATAACGGTATTTCTTGCCCTCAATATCGACTTCTGAATAATTTTCTTCTCCTTTTCCTCCCCATTCCTCTTGCGCGATATATTCAGCCAATTTTTCAATAGAATTTGATTGCGCGTACTCCCCCGTTCTTAACGTATTGAAATATTTATAATGTTTATCTAAGACATCGGATTTATAAATATCCTGTGAATTTTCCGAAATCTGTTTCTTTTCTTTTGAATACTGATAAATAATTGGATCTTTCGGACTCGGCATTGCGTTGACAACTTTTGTTTCACCATTCACATTTATCGCATAACGACCATCAGCTAAAGGAACAGCAGTAGGCTCAAAAGCAACCCCGATTTTGCTATTACTTTCTACATTCAAATCCTTAAGCGTAATTGCACCTGATGTTAACGCTAACGCAACCCATGAAATATCTTTCGCATTGCGTAATGTTGATGTTGCGCCAACAGCAAATGTTGCGTCATTTGCCGCAACCGTTCCCAATGCCCGATAAGTCTGTGCTGCACGTAATCCTATTGCTGCTTCATTTGCCGCTAAATAAGCGGCATCATTTGCGGCAGCTCTCCCAACCACAGAAACCGCAGCCCGTCTTGCAACAATCCCTTCAAACACTTCAGCTAATACCACGCGGGCAAGTAACGGATTAGCGTTAGCTTTATAGGATAAAACAACGTTAAAAATAAAACTAAAAATCACTATCCATTTAAGCCAAGCACCACGACTAAACCGCATACCATACCCAAAAGAAAATAAGCAAAATCCCATAACATACGCACCCCAAAGAAAAAAGGGGACGCAAATCCCCCCTTGTTATTGTTATTTTCCAAATAGTCCCAAAATAAAGCGGATACCCATTTTGGCAATACGCGGGCCAATTAACACACCGCCTGCGGCGATAATTCCGGCAATCACCGTTGAAAAATCAACTTGATTAAGCATACCGGAAACATCAATTTGTACTTTTTGTGCCGATTCACTGCCAGCAAAAGCACCAACGGAAGATCCCAAAACTACAGCAGCAATAAGGTATTTTTTTAAATTTGACATAAGAAACTCCTTATATTGAGTTAAAATTATGTGCTTATTTGAAAAGCGCTAAAAATGTTCCCACAGATTTAGCGATTAAATAAAAAATAAGCACAAGACCAAATGAAAAACCAAAGCTATCGGTATGATGAAAAAAATCACCCACTGAAAAGCCTTGATTTTCATTCCCTGAATGTGCCACAGATTGAAGTTTGACCGCCTCTGTCCGTGGCACTTTCAATACGACATCACTACAACCATCACCGCCAAAACTCATATAAGGGTGGCAAAACTTAGTTGTAATTTCTATTTCTTCATTCATCACTTATCAATAGCGGGAACTAAAACAATATCACTTACTTTTAAATCAAAATAACCACTGACTTTAAAAGAAGTTGGATGAACATAGTAATTACCAGGAGAATAAGGAACTTGATCCTTTTTCAAGGGCACTTTAATTTGAACAGGAAACTGACCACCTAATTCAATATAGGCTTCCTGCGTGCGAATAAACCAATCTTTTCCCGTTTTCTCACTTACCCCTGACCGTTCATCAATTCTGGAAGTTGAAAAAATTTGTACTTTCAATAAATACTGTTCAATGTTTTGATTACTCATTTTTATACCTCTCGGTTAGTTAAATTACGCAGCTAACTGCATTTGGACAAAATCTAATGTTGGTTCAACATACCAATCAGGACGCTGACAACTAAAATCAATTTCAACAAGTTTCATTAACGGAATGATGTTATGGCGTTCGTGGGCTTTGAGGTTTTGCAACTGGGCTTTCGTTAGCCCGACAGCTAATAAGTCTTTTTCGTGTCGCCAGAACGTTTTTCTATCCATTTCTGACTGAGTTTCTAAATATCCATAAGTTAATAAGTTTTTATAAAAACCAAATAATCTATCTGCCTTCGCATAACTAATATTGCCCTTAGGTGTTACTGTGTAATACTGTTTTTTCAGTAATTTCTGAATATTGTCTCGGTTATATACATTCATTTTGCTTTCTCCAACCGCTTGGATAATATCGTTAAAGGCATCTTGCCATAGGTCTTTAATCAGGCTTTTTCCCTGTTTTTCATACTGTCTTTGATACTGGATTAAATCGCATAATTTGCGTGGAATACGGTATTTATCTAAATAACGTTGTTTTAGCCGAGCCTCAAAACGCACACATTGCTTGGAAAATTCAATTAAATTTGGATTGCTTAACACGTTTAGCACATTAAGAAGATTTTGTTTATTTGGCGTACGTTTTAATTCGGATTGGATTTCGGACAAACGTTTTTGCAACTCTGCCCCTTTTAAATAGACTTTAAGGACTCTATGCTCTGAACCACTGTTCCATTCTGCTGTTGTCTCATATTCTCGGTTATATCGCGTTTTCTTGGTTTGCCCTGCTCTCACATTTTGCAAAAAGCTAATCACCTGCTTTTGCATCATTTCAGACGGAATATGAGCTGAATAGGTGACATCAATCCAATCTATCATCGTATTTTCAGTGTCAGTCATTTCGTAGAGTTCTGGCAAGGCTTCACAAAAGGTTTTCAGCATCACAAAACAACAAACATCAAGATTGGTTGAACCAAAGACATTATGCCCTTGAAGTAATTTTGCGGGACTGGCTTTCAGCTCAATATAAGGCGGGGTTTTCATTCTATCGCTGCCGTTGAAGACTTTCATTGCTAACGAACCAAAATGACTAGGAATGGCTTCATAAGGGTGGGACAGTTCGGCAACATCAAGATCACCGTCAATCTCAAAGGTGACATTGCCTGCCCGTAGTTTAAGACCTGTTCTCTTGGCTATCTCTATCAGGGTTTCTTTCAAAAAAGAGGTTTCCCCGTCTTTGCAAACGAGGATATGCTCTGTTTTGAATGGAATTGATAGCTTCAAGAAGTCGATCACTTATGCCTCTATACCGCATGTGTACATACATCAAATAAAATATACAACTTTTACATACCGCATACAAGCATATTTACATACTTTGAGACAAAAAAAGTATAATAGGACATCAATTACAAACCAGATTTTGAGATAGAAATAATGAGAAAAGATACATCTGTTCGAGTTAATGAAATGAGAAGGAATAAGTTAGAAATGTTAGCTATTGAAATCAGTCATAAGAGCGGAAAACTAACTAAAATGAGTGATATAGTTAATCATCTATTGGATAACTACCTTCAAGAAGCAAAACAGGATTTACTTCATAATGCTGAAAATTCAGGTAAGGATAAAACCAAAAGTACATAATTATTAAAAATAAAGAAATAATTATTCACTCAAGACTGTAGCAATCATTTAAAGATTGATTAATTAATAAACGGATTTGTGTCATTTTGACACAAGAGTGGACTATTAAAGAGAGTCCACTTGGATGAAAGCCTAAATGGACTATGCAAAATTTTGCATTTTTGCATAAATCTTTATTCACTACATGGTAAACGGGAGACATCTTATGCCAAAATCAGATCACAAACATCATAACCAAAGCCAAGAACACGAACAAAATTACCAACTTAGAAAACACGGTCTAAGACAAACTAAAGAAAACAGGGATTTATTGGATAAAATAACACCCCCATATTCAAAGAATACTGATATGGACACATTAATTCAAAAAAACTTAAAAAAATTTGAAAAAGCCTAGGTGGAAAAATGAAAAAATTACTAATGATCTCTTTTGTGACTTTGTTTGTAGCCGCTTGTCAACAACCATCTTTTGAAAGAAAAGTTTTCAAATCATCTCCAACAAAAAAATTAGACGACACAAAATTTTGTGTTTATGAAGGTAAAGAATACTCTAAAGGTAGTGTTATCAAAGCAGAAGGTGTAAACCTAAAATGCGGTACTTATAGCAGTGATGTATTTGATAAAACGTTATCTTGGGGAAAATAGTTATTTGAACTTTAACGTCTAAAGAATTTTGGTTTAGGTTGATAGCGATATTTTCTAATAAACTCTTCTAAATCAACAGGAACTGATGAATTTGTCAGTTCCTTTAAAAACTCCCCCAAGTGTTCCATTTTCTCAAATCTTGCTTGAGTCTGTTCAGCAGTTTCCAATCTGTCAAAAACAAAACGAATTTCAACCGTATCATAGCTAAATCT